AAAGGATGCGAAAAACAAGATAAGTAGTAACTTCGATCTATACACGGACAAGGAGAACAACGCAATATTGGTGAAAAAATCAGAAAATGGGAGGGTAATTACTGTTGGAAGAAAAACGAATACCGTGACAATTACAGGAATTCATGGTATGCCCCTTGGGAGATACTTTTATGTTAGTGAATATGATGGTGGGTTTTTATTCTTGAAAAAATAATGATGAGAAACTTCATCCTTGACCTCGCCATAAATCATCCAAAGTTCTACCGATATACGTGCCGACTCTGGAACTTCCTCGACTGGACGAGTAGAAGGATTGAATGCGCAAGGACAACACATAGATGTGGAAGAAGCGGAAGTTGTATTTGTTGTGGGAAATCATTATGACACTCCAAGAAAAAATAGACCTCGCAGAGAAAGAATCCAACGACCTCGAGAAGATCGAACAAGAGAAGAGAAGATTCAATGCTCTCCAAGACTGGAGCAAGAAACCAAGATACCAAATGCCAGAAACCATCCTAGAACGCGCAAAACGGTGGCTATCCAGTCTATTCGAGGAAAAAGACTGGTGTAGCAAACACGAAATGTACTACAAAGAACACGGATTCGAAGGATTCAAACATTGCCCGGAGTGTAGAAGGGAGTGGTACTCAAGATAGATAACTTGTCAACACAATAGAGACAGTGCTATAGTATACCTATAAGCACTGTTTTTGTTTTACAAAGAAGGCTTAAACAAGCCAAGAAAAAAAGTTTGGTAAGAATATGAAATCAGGAGTAACAGCAAATGACCGAGAACTCGGAGCAGAAGTACGGAGAATGTCTCTCAAGAAAGTAAGAAAGATACTGAGCGACGACTACGAAGATAAGGACTACCAAAAAGCAGTTCTCTTAAAGCTTGTCCCTACCCTTCTTCCCAGACTCAATGAACACAGCGGAGAAGGAGGAGAGGCAATATCAATCACATGGAAGTCGTCATTGACTACACTCCCAGAAGGTGGGCAGAAAGCTTGCACTCCGCGATAACGAGATGGATTATTCTCGTTCTTCACAGACGTGCTGGAAAAACAACTGCCGTACTTAACCATCTCCAGAGAGACTGTCTACGAACACAGGATAGCCAGTTCGGATTTATAGCACCAACCTATAAACAAGCGAAAAGAATCGCATGGGACATCGCTAAAAAAATGGCGAGAGATATACCAGGAATACAATTCAATGAATCGGATCTCATAGTAAGATACCCTAATGGATCGAAGCTCTTCCTCGCAGGATCTGATAATCCAGACAGTCTTCGAGGAATAGCACTGTGGGGAGTAGGATTCGACGAGTACCCGCAACAACCAAGCAACATATTCTCTGAGATCATATCGAAATGCCTAGCAGATCACCTCGGATACGCAATATTCTTTGGAACCCCGAAGGGAAAGAATGAATTTTATCGAATACTCCAAAACGCTCAAGGTAACAAGGAGTGGACAGTCGTACTCAAAACTATTGATGATAGTCTTCGGGATGAACGTGGTGAGACGATTGATAATCTGCGAGTAGCTCTAGAAGACGACAGAAAACTTGTAGAGCAAGGGATTATGACAGAGGATGAGTTTATGCAGGAATGGTATTGCTCATTCGATGCATCAGTGAAAGGAGCCTATTATGCAAGAGAGATACGAGCGGCACGAGAGAATGGGAGAATAAAGGTGGTTCCTTACGATACCGCGCTCAAGGTTCATACGGTCTGGGATTTGGGTGTAGGGAAGAACTTGGCTATTGGTTTCTATCAAGGAACTATGAATGAGAGGAGAATGATAGATTATTGGGAGGGAGATCCAACCGATGGTCTCCAACAAGCCGCAGTCATGCTTCAGAATAAGGGATATGTGTACGGGAAGCACTTTGCTCCACACGACATACACGCAAAGGAGATTACGACAGGAAAAACAAGATTGGACACTGCGAGAGAGTTTGGTATACACTTTGAGGTAGTACCGAGTGTTAGCGTAGACGCTGGAATCGAAAAAGGAAGACTTTTCTGGTCGAAACTTTGGGTAGATGAGAAGAACTGCGCGCTTTGGATGGATGCCATATCTCAGTACCGACAAGCGTGGGACGACAAAAAAGGATGTTTCATCGAAACTCCGGTGCACGACTGGACTTCGCACCCGGGGGATGTTCACAGATACGCGGCTTTAGTAGAGAATCTTATGAGCAACGACGTATTCGTCCGTCCCACGTATAATCAACAAAATAAAGCAATCCGATGACGGAAGAAAAAATGAAAGAAGAAGAAAGAGACACAGAATTGCAGAATTTCATCGACAAATACGAGGACATGCGCGTTGAGGTGTCCCCCGGTATTTCGTATTCTCTCAGGAAAATAATAAATGAGTCGTATAGACTCTTAAACGCGCAATTTCAGAAAAACGCCGAAGAGTCAGACGGATTCGTAAACGTCTTCACGAGAAAGATGTGGGTTGTATACCGTACTCTCATTCAAGGAGCCGACATAGACACGAAAGACGCCAAAGTATCCAGCTCAATCGTCTCCAAGCAATTCATACTCAACATGCTGAAGATGGTGTTCCATTCCCACATGAACAGGACATTCTTCGGAGAATTCATAGACAAAGTGAAGGAAGAAATGGCATGGTTCGGTTCTTCAATCGTCAAACGATACAACGGAACCGTCGGGACGGTAGACCTCAGAAACTACATCACCGAACCTCACATAAAAGACCCGCAGGAACGAAGACATGCCGAGATGTGGTTCGCTTCTTACGATCAACTGATTCGGTATAAAAAAGAGTGGAAAAACTGGGATGCTGTTGAAGAGTTGTGGGAGAAAATGCAGGCACAGGGGGAATCACAGTTCAAGATTGTAGACTTTTGGACATGGAACAAAGATGGGCATAAGATTTGCAAACGTTCCCTTGACAACACGATGAAAATGCCAGAGGAAGGAACGAGAACAACTGAGTGGTCTCCGTATATCACGGTTGATACCTTTAGGACTCCCTACAAGGTAAAAAGCGAGACAAAGAGAGAGAGGGACATGTATGGGGACGAGAGAGATATGTTCCCCTACGAGCAGTTTGATCTGTTCGATCTTCCCGGAAGAATGCTCGGACTCGGGTGTGGGGAACTCCTCGCCATGCCTGAGATGATGTATGACCAGCTTTTCAACGTAAAAAGAAAGATGGACATGAAAGCCCTGTACGGTATTATCGTCCACACGGCAATTCAAGGAACCAACGGACTCTCGACTCTTTCGCAGGATAATATCGCTGGTCTCGACAAAGGTACGGTCATATCTCTTGCTCCTGGAGAACAGCTCAGTCAACTCCCCTACGACACGAGGGCTTCCGACTTCTCCCAGATGGAAGAGAAGATTTACGAACTCATGCTTCAACTGGTAGGAATCACCGCCCAAGGAACCGGACAGACTGTCGCCCCTTCAACTTCTGCGACGCAGATTTCCGATAACCGAATGGTCGAAAACAAGGTGTATGAACACTTCAAGCAACGAATGCACCACGGACTCACCAGGCTCATGCAAAACGGATACGCAAATGATATGGTAAACGACCTCACGGAGATGGAGTTTGTGAATATCACGGGAGACATACGGGATCTCAAAGAGATGGATCGTATTCTCACGGACAACGCCGTAAACAACTGGATAAGAAAAACCAAGGAATCAACCGGAATATATCCAAGCCCGGAGGAAGAGATGATGGTTCGGCAACAAATTGAAATGGAGCTTGCGTCTCTCGGTTCTTCAAGGTTCCCGCAGATAAAAAAAGAAATGCTCAAGCAGATAAACTTCTTCATCGAATGGAACTTCGTGGATGAATCCGTAGATTACAAGCAGAAGATGGATACGCTGAACGCGATGAGATCCGACCCTCAAAGCTCTAAGAGCAAGTCAAAGATTGAAGACGAACTCATCTCAATGGCTGGACTCAACCCCGCACAATATGATAAAACCGAAGAAGAGTTGGCGCAGGAGGAACAGATGAGACAAGCGGAAATGATGAAGACCAGCGGATTAAATAGCTTAGTACAACCAGCATGAGCGAAGGATACATCTTACCGCTAACAGCGAAAATAATCTCAGAAGGTATCAGAAAAGGGTACTACTTGGAACGGGTGGAAAGATTCAAAGATGGTAAAAAGATTGGTCATGACTTTTCAATAACCAACCTAAAAATTAAGCGTGAAGCCTCATTTTTCTACTCAGAAAAAGACGAAAATAATATTGAAGGGCTAGTCGAGTGCCTGAACAAAGTATTCCGTAGACTTGAACATGATGAAGAACGTATTCTGGAACAGCAAAAAAGCAAAAGAAGAAGCTGATGCAAAGCAACGTCTCGAGGAAGAAACACGAGATGAAATTGCTTATATTGGCACGCTCAAAAATGACAAACGATTTCAGAAATACATACTTGAGAAGCGAATCAAGTCTCCCATTGCTCTTCTTGGAACCATACAGACTCTCGGAAAAGATAACTTGGCGGTAGAGGTAGAGGTCAGAAAAGCAACCATCAAAGCGTTGCAAGACATATTCAACTCGATAATGAACGTATGAGCGACTTCAAGATACACGTCAATGATGTTCCGGAAGAAGAGGAGAACAATCTTCTCGTCATTATCATTGACAACAAATACAAGACGGAATCATCGTTTGCGCTTT